CAGATGAAAATGCAATATTACTTGAGTTGTCTGTGTCTGTTAAAGTGAGAGACGGGCTTGCGTTAGAAATTGTTACATCACCTGCAAAAGTTGCTGTTGTGCTAGTATCATTACCAAGTCGTAATATTTCTGTTCCTAAATGTAAAAACTGAAAACCATCTCCTACCGAGCCGTGATCTTGAAACCTTGCTGTAGTGCCAGTGTAGTCTATCCTTAACCTTTGGTTGAATACATCAATTTCTCTAATGTATAAAGTTCTAAAATCTAAAGAATTTGTAGACCCTAAATCAAAAGAATTATCCGTGGTTGGTATTATATGACCTGCTACATTTATGCCACCATCTACATGGAGTTTTACAGTTGGATTGGTTATTCCTATACCAACGTTACCAGCAGAATCAATACGCATTCTTTCGGAGGCAGTTGTTCCTACGTTCAAATGGTTGGTTCCAAAAGCTAAAAAGCTATGCCCAAGCACATAAGCTTCATAGTTCGCTCCATTTGAGGTTAGTTCTAAACCATTCGGAGAAGTAGGTGTCCCTACGCCTATTCCATCAGTAGCAGCAGTTCCTGCTACAATTAACTTTCTGGTAGGATTAGTTATTCCTATACCAACATTGCCAGCGGCTTTTACTGTAATGCGTGATGTATTATTAGTATCTATGAATAAATCATGATTGCTAGTGTTAGCTAAGTGTGAATTACTATCTTGAGCGTAAGCTTTAAAGGTTACGTTGTTTGTTGTATCTTTTATTTGTAAAGCTGGACTTGCAGCAGCCTCTAAATGTAATAATGAAGATGGTGCGTTTGTTCCTATACCAACGTTGCCAGAAGAATTAATATACAAGCGGGTTGTGCCAGAAGCTCCACCTGTAGTAAGCCTTAAATTATCGCCACCAGCAAATACTGTAGATGCTGATGTATAATCTATAGCACCTATTTGAATTACATTACCACTAGTTAACCCAGCTAACTTATAATTAGTCCCTCCAGTATTCTCCGCTGTATAGAATTGATTATTACTTATTAAAACGTTACCACTCGCGACATGGAGTTTTGAATCTGGACTAACTGTCCCAATACCAACATTAGTATTGTCAAAGTAACTTGTATCTTTTCCTACTTTTAATACTTTCTGCCCAGCATTTGCTGAAGCACTACCATAACTAAAGAAGGCTATTGGCTGATCCGTGTTGCTATTAGCAGACTGAACATAAAGCGGTGAACTACCTGCGCTGTCTCTGCTAAGTAGATTAAAAGTAGTATTTGCTGTGCTTGTTTTAAACCCAAGACTAGTTGTAACTCCTGCAACGTCTAACTCTGTATCCGCACCAGCTTTTCCTATACCTAAAAATGAATTATTGAAGTAGCTTACCCCTCTCTTCACACTTAATACTTCTGTGCCTTGTCCCGCTGCACCGTCTCCATATCTAAATGATGCAATTTGCTGCTGGGTAGCAGATTGTGAAGCTTGAACATATAGTGAATAAGCAGCATCATTTCTGGTAATTAAATTATAATTAATATTACCTGCTCTTGCTCGTAGAGCATCTGCTGTTGCTATACCGCTGACATCTAATGTATTATTAATAGTGATAGCCTTAGTAGTAGTCGCTCCCCTATCTGTAACAGTTTGTAAAGTATCTGCTTCTGGTGATGCCCCTGTCATTACAGGATTACCACCAACAGTTATTGCTGTTTGGAAATTTCCACTTGTGCCATGAATAGCGCCATCTACATCTAGTGTAAATTGAGGATTGTTTGTCCCTATACCAAAATTACTACCAGTAATAAAACTATTACCACCCGTAGCATCTAGCCTTATGGGAGCTGTAGCAGATCCAATCGCGGCTCCACTTGGAGAATTATTATTAAATTCTAAAATGCCTGACTCTGGGCTGATAATAATATTGGACATCGTATTTTATTACACTTTTAATGGTTCTATTTCTAGTTTGTCTATGTCTTTACGCTCTCCATAGACTACATAATCAAAAGATCCTTCCGATCCTCCAATTTTTATTAATTTATTTGATTTTTCTTTAATAAATAAATCTTGTTTTTTACCGATTGGGGTAAGAACGACAGTTATAGAGTTCTCATGCACAAGTTCTGACCAGTATTCTGGAAGCTCTATTGTTTCTTTGTCCGTTGTTCCTCTGACATAGACTCCGTTTTCTGGACCCTCCAAAGATGCGTATTGAAGCTTTTTGTTTTCTTTGGTTGGGTGATCAATAAGGAAGGACTTACTGGTAGCGGAGAAGTGACCTACAACATCTAAAGCGTTACTTGGATTTGTTGTTCCTATACCAACTTTACCGTCACCCTTGAGTCGCATGACTTCAGCGCCAGTGGTATTATTTCCATTAGAAACACCCAGAGCCATGAAGTTGTCTGCTACAGCAGCAGCTTCATGAGTCCTTATGTAAGAGACAAAATTGGTTCCATTAAATGTAAATTTGATACCACCTTGTCCAGTCCCTTTATTTAGATTTAGCACATCAGTGCCTCCACCTGATCCCTTGATCTCCAGATTGTTAGACGGACCAGTCGTTCCTATACCAACGTCACCGTTAGCTAATACAGATATGTTAGTGGTCGCTGCTGTATCCGCTCTTCCAAACGAGGCTATAGTTCCTTCTGCTACCACATAAGCAGTAGTATCATTATCAGATACAGCTAGTTTGGCTCTATTGGTTCTAGATTTTATTGTGAGACCAACTTCTGCGCCGCCCTCTGAATTAAATATGGCAGTTTTTGTTTGTCCTGATGTGCTATTTCCAAGCTGTAACCCTACTGATGGCTCGGTTGCTCCTATGCCGACCTTACCATCTTGGAGCATTGTTATTACATCGACAGGACTTCCAAGATTTTCAGATTTGAATTTTAATTTATTGTTATTACCACTTCCTGTTCCCTCATAGAACATTCTCCAACCATAACCAGAACCATTACCTCTATTACCTATGTATATTGCAGCGTCTGCACCTGCCAAACCATCACCGCCAATGTATAAATAGTCTTCTGTTTGAGGACTCGCATTGGCCCCCGTTGTAATCATTTGTTTCCCTAAAAGCTCTAATTTAGCAGCGGGAGCGGTTGTTCCTATACCAACATCTCCATCAGTATAGTGAAGCTTATCTTGCTCCATTTTCAATAATCCGAGACTTGAATTATTGGCGATCTTCATCTCAATCGCACCTCCTGCCTTAACACCGATAACAGTTTGTGATGCTACGCCGTAAAGAGCAGAATTTGCAGCGGTTAATGCTGTATCTTCAAATCCAATACCACCATAACTCGTAGTCGGAGATCCTATTGCTACTGTGCCACCATCTTGTTCGATATGAAGTTTATCAGACGGACTCGTTGTCCCTATGCCTACATTACCGTCAGACCCTCTTGAGAAAATTGAAGCGCCACCATTATATCCAACACGGAAATCTATGTCTTGGTTTTCGTTGCCATTAAAATGAATTAAATCTTGAGTTCCTTCAGAGAAATCTGCGAAGGTAAGTCCTCCAGCAGTAAACACAATACGATCACCAAAACCCTTCATGTGGGTATCAGGATCTCCTTGCCATCCGTGTATACCGAAAGCTCCTTTAGCTAATACATCTTCAAACAATCCTGTAACACCAGAAATATGTGGTCCTGTAGAGATGATTGAAGTGTTTGTGGTATTACCGCGAGTCGTGACATCTTGCAAAGTGTCATTCTCCGCAGGAGAGTCACCAGAGAGAAGATAAGGAACACCGTTATTTGTTATACGGTTCCCTGCCCCCGTGCCTTCTACATCACCAGAGATATAAGCGTCTCCTCTTACATCAAGCAATGCTGTCGGGTCGAAGGTATCTGTAGAGACACCCGAAAATACAGCCAAGCCATGATTGGCTTGCATTTGGATGGTATTCGCGGGAACATTAGTAGCTCCTTCTGCTCCTACAAAAATTCGTGTGGCACTATTACTAGAATAGTTAGAACCTAATGTTAGTTCATTACCGTTATCATTAGCAAAGATAGAACCCCAACCTAATTGTAAGTAGCGTGATGCTACAGTGGTATGATATACGTTGAATGTGGATCTTGCATTAATTGATTCATTATCTTCGGCCCATAAGATATTTTTGTTTGAGCTATTCTCTACTAAGAATCCCGTAGTCGCTCCAGCACCATTATCGACATGAAGTGCAGCGCGAGGGGATAATGTTCCTATCGCGACTTGACCGCCATTGAAATAACTATTCCCTGCTGTATTAAGCACTATATCCTTGTTGGCTGCACCGTCAAACATTTCGACATATCCATTGTCGCTATTGTCCTTACCGACTCTGAATACGTTTCCATCATCATCTGCTTTTACGACAAAGATATCATCAGCCCCAGCAACAGAGGACTTAAGGGTAAGCAGGTCGCTTGGACTATTTGTTCCTATCCCAACTTTGTTTGAAAACAATCCTGTAACGCCAGAAATGTATGGTCCTGTAGAGATGATCGATGTGGTTGTTTCATTCCCGCGAGTCGTAACACTCTGTAGAGTATCTGCTTCAGCAGCGCCCAAGGTAGTGGTTTCTATGGAGCCTCCAAGGTTATGATACAATATATAATCAGAACCATTCCTTTGAATGGAATACATGTCAGATGCCAAACTAAAGCCATCTTCATATCCATCGGCTGCTGAACTTGCTAACGGCGCGTTTGTGCCAGAGTGTATGGTTATAGCAACAGGGACACGGGTGCTAGTGCCTCCATTGATACGGACTGCGGCACTTCTCTCCCTACTGCTTGTATACTGACCTAGCTCTGTAATATTACCTACTCCAATTGTAGTGTAATAACCGAAACCAAATGATTTCTCTCCGCTAGCTAAAACCTCATAACCAAAGGCTCCAGCACTGCTTTTGGCTGCTCGGCTAGTATAACCAAACGCCATAGAATTTGAAGCTACAGCATCAGTAGTAGTATCATAACCAACTGCTGTTGATCTATACGCCCCAGCTTCAGCAGAGAGTCCAAGAGCTAGAGCGTTGCTTCCTGTAGCTTTAGCAGTATCACCTATAGCTATACTAGATTGGGCGCTAGCTGTAATATTCCTACCTATACCGATAGATCTAATTCCTGCTACTTGTGCATTATATCCTATCGCTGTAGATTCTTGAGCAGCACTATTAGCTCTTCCTACTGCTGTTCCTCTAGACGCTGTAACACTATTACCACATCCAATTGCTGTTCCTTCAACGGCTGCTGAATTGGAATTTCCATATGCTGTGGCTTGATTGCCAGTGGCATTATTAAGATAACCAACTGCACTTGACTGAATTGCTAAAGCATCATTGTCATAACCAAGAGCTACCGATTGCTTTCCATCAGCGTTGTTAAGAGTTCCAAGTTCAACACCCGTTGTGCTATTTAATAGTTCAATATTTCCTACTACCTCTAATGCTGAAGCTGGATCATCTGTTCCTATTCCAACTCTACCAGAGGTGTCGATACGCATTGCTTCTTGGAAGCCTCCATCGTATGTCTTGAATATCAACTCCCTACCAGCGGCGATCTCTATGTCAGTGCCAGCGTTAGTGCTTTTTATACTATTGTGATCTAACGCTAACCCTACCCCTCCATTTAGTCTAATTTTAAAGGCATCACTAACACTATTATCTAGCTGCATCGTTCCAACAACGTGCAAATCATTCGTCGGATTAGTTGTTCCTATTCCGACCTTATTATTACCTCTATTTATAACAAGAGCATCGTCGGCTAACGCTGTGTTCCTAATGCGGAACATGTCATTATTAGCTCCACCAGCATATTGGTTTTCGATCTCCCAAGTAGTGTATGTCCCCGCTAATTTAAGGTGTGGGCCAGCACTCCCAGCCCCAGTTACGAGAATATTTCCTGAAACGTCAAGTTTTTCAGATGGACTGGCTATCCCTATACCAATAGAGGTTGTTGTTGTATTACCGCGAGTAGTAACAGTTTGTAACGTATCAGCTTCCGCTGGATTATTCTCACCAGTAAGGACAGGAACACCACTGACATGCAGTCCTTCTCCAAAATATCCAATCGTAGGAACATAAACGCCACTAGCAAAATCTAAAGTAGCTGTATGCATCCCGCTAGAAGCATGGACTCTATCTTGACCGTCTGCTAAAACTGTCGCTCCAGTGTGAGCTACTGGTATCTCTACTTTGTTTCCTAAAGCAACAGCATAGTCTCCACTAACTTTGGAGGCTTCTCCTGGACCTACAAGGGCGAACCGACCTGATGATTCGGTAAACCAACCACCTAAAGTAACCGAATCACTGCCGTAAACTTTATTTCCCTCTCCCCCTAATACAGAGCTGAACGTTCCATGAACCTCGTTTTCTTCTCCACCTCCAATAAAAGAGTAACCATTTCCTCCTGAAATTATGTGCGAGTTACCTCCAACTATAGCGGATACAGGATCATGGACTTCATTTGTTTCTCCTCCAGCGATAACACTACTAGACGCATTTTCTATTTTATTGTTTACACCACCCCCAATTGTGGAATGATTAGAATTTAAAATATCATTGTTTCTTCCTCCGACACTTGAAGAATATTGGCTACCTGTGATGTCAATTTGCGAACCACCTCCAATAAAGTTAAAGTCACCTCCTGATATGTTATTAAGTGTTCCTCCAGCAATAGTATCATAATCTCCACTGATGTGATGACCTGATCCACCTAAAATCGCTGATCCTGTGGAAAAAATCGAGGCTCCTATTCCCGCTATTACAGCTTTTTGTTCAGATTGAATTGAATAGCCATCGCTTGTAGCTATTTTTACTTCGACACTATTTCCTACTACTTCTAATTTACTAGTTGAAATGCTTGTTGTCCCTATTCCTACGCTCTGGGTTGTAGTATTACCTCTGTCAGTGACAGTTTGTAAAGTATCTGATTCCGTTCCTGCGGCATCTCCAGAAAGTAAATAAGGTATACCTGTCGGACCAGTTAATCTTCCTGCATCTCCTGTTCCTAACGCATTACCACTAACATTGAGATTACCCCCGTCTGCGTCATCTCCTTCTAATCCTCCTTCGATTGTAAAATCTCCTACAAGAGTTTGATCTCCTTGGTTATAAAGATTTAAATCTGGTCCTTCTACTGTCGGTTCAAGAGTAAATGGCCCTACAGTAAATAATTCCTCATTAAATCCTACTTCAGTATCGGCAGCTAATTTAAAAAATAGACCTGTTCCCTCTGGAATTCCATCATTGGCTGTTAGTCTAATTCTTTGCCCTTCTTGCACAGAATTAAGGGGGAAGTTTCCTACTAGAGATCCTCTATTTGTCGTGAAGTCTTCACCAGTTCCATGAAATAAAACAACATCTCCTAAACTTGTGAAGTTTGGTGATTCATTAAACCCCAAATCAAATTCGATAAACCCAGTGACACCTGAATCATTTATAGGTTGATTGTTAAAATATTTGATAGCATCAGCTCTATCAGCAGCGGAGGATATACTACCAGTGTCTGGTGGGCTATTATTTGTATAACTTTCATTTAAAACTGTTTGTCCCGAAGACCTAACAAATACTTTATCGAAAGTAGCCGTATTAGCATATAAGTAAAACTCACTGGTATGGACACCCCCGTCTTGGTTTACCACCTGATTTCTAATTCCGAAATTTCTAGTGAAAGATCCGAAGACATCTATGTTTTGCGAACTAGAAAAAGTAAAAGTTGAGTCTCCACCAATTCTATAATCTGCGAAAGCTACAGTCCCGTCTGTATTTAAAATACTTATTTTCTGCCCACTTACAAATGGGTCAGCAGCTATTTGTGCCGCTGAAGATAATTGCTCTCCATTTCTGTTTAAAATATTAAACTGTAAAGTTACATCAGATCCTTCGGTGTAAACTCCGCTTCCAGTTGTAATTTTAGATAAATCTGTAGAATCGGCATCAAAAGATGTTTGGAACTCATGGATATTGTTGGTTGTAAAAGATCCTTCATAATACCCAGATGTAGAGATATCACCAGCGGTTGTTCCAATGCCTATTTTTGTTGGTGATGAATTAGTTCCTCCGATATATGTAGCATAAAAAGCTGCTTTATATTCTTGATCTTTTTCTGTATTGTATAAAGTGGAGCCTCCTACATTAACGTAAGGTCCATTTTCTGACCTTAAATCTCCAATAGGAGTGGCCCCACCGATAACTGTGGCTGATCCAGTGTAAATATTAGTTTCAGTTCCTCCTATAGATATAGGTAAAACAGCATAGCCAGTTCCAATCGCGCTTACGAACTCAACATCTGTCCATGTTTTAGCTGTTGCAGAAGCGTTCAAATATCCTCCTGCTCCTGTGGCTCCAGTGGCAAAATCTCTAGCTTCTTTTGCGTATGCAAAAGCTGCCCCAGTCTTGGGTATTTTTAATACTGTATAGCCTGTTTGGTTCATTATATGATGGTAATTCTATCTAAAAATGATTTAGAAAATGTTAAAGATTCTTCGTAAAGCACAAATATACCTGATGATGAATAATCAGAATCGAAATATGCGTCACCACCACCACCACCTCTATTTCCTAATGCATTCACCTTGAAATTATATACACCCACCTGATTAAGACCTGTAAATTCTCCTCCAGTAGTTGTTATAAATTCACTTAAAGATTGCCCATTAGGTAAACCTAAAACCATATTATATCCTGTGACAGTGTTAGCTGGAGTGATTCCAGTCCACATACCTGTGATAGTGAAGGTTCCATCTGAAGCGTTAGGGACTCCTGTTGTAACATTGTCAAGAGTGGGAGCATCTAATGTTTTATATGTGACTCCATTGATTGTTTGAGCTACTTGATAACTAAAGGTATTTACTTCGTTTTCTATACTTATATTTTTATCAATTAAATTAAACTTGCCTGTATCGTATTTCGTAGCAGTAACCAAGTATTCATTAGTGGCTTCCTCCTGCATAGAAATGACTTTATAGAAAAATGGGCTGGCTTGTTTTATTTCAAATTTCGCGGGACTACCTAATTTAACAAAAGGTAATATGCTTGGGTCACTAAAACCAGAAACTATCGATCCATAATCTTGATCTATAATAGATCCTGTAACGCTTAAGATAGATATCTGATCTGGACTCGCCACTGAAAGTTCAGATTCAGTTATACCCCTTGTTGAAACTTCAAAATCAGTTATACCGCTAAAGAAGGTAGGTGCTGGTGATGTTTTTCTTGTTTTATTTGGCACATCGTAAACGGCTATCTTACCAGTATTAAAATCAGATAATGTTTGAGCGCCAGTCCATTCAGATATTAAATCGCCAGATCTTAAATCAATAGCTCTCGCGTTTCCTTCTCCTGTGCCTGAAGCGAATATCCAACCAGTGACACCAGTGTCAAAGTAAAGGATTGTGCCACTTTCGGGTAGACCTGTATAAGATGCATATTGTTGAAATCTGGCTTCGCCTGATCCTGTGGCTTCAGAATATCCTTGAGTATAACCTGAAAAAGAATATTGTCCTGTGTATCTTGACCAACTATCACTACCTATACCTGTTACTGTGAAGTTGTCATATCTTTGTCTTCTAGTGTTAGCTGTTTCCTCTAATTCTAAGTAAGAATCAGAACCAGTAGGATTATAAACACTTAAGACTCCCTCCATTGATGAAGAGTTAAATTGGTTTGTTAATCTAATAGTTTCCGCTTCTAAATCTACAGCTAATACCTTTCCGAAATTGGCTATATTAGTTTTTAATTCATCTTCAATTATAACAAGATCCCCAGGTTTACACAATAGGCTTTCTAGTCCTGCGGTAAATGCAACTTGTTGATTCTCTTTTATCTTAGAAAATATTTGATGTTGTGCAGTTCTGCGAGCCATCGCTCTAGATGTGATACCAATACCTTCTATTTTTTTCTTAAAAATACCTCTCTCTCTAATATCTTCTTCATCTTCTACCACCTCTATTTTAGGTGAAAAATTATCAAATCGATCTCGATATCCTACTTCTATACAATTAAACTGCTCATCTCTTCTGTTGTTAGAGTAAAAGAAAAGACCATCTTTGACGCTTTCATTTGTGAACAAGTTGACCGCTCCTCTTGGTCTATCGTCTACAAAATTAATTTCTGAATTACTAAAGAATGTTCTGCCTCTGAATAAAGCTGCAATAGTGTTTATTGCGTCAAAAATCTTTTGTCCTTGATCGAATACAATATTGCAAGAATATCTAGGTTCCTTACCTCCTCTTCCATCAGTTACTCCTTCGAAATATCCGTCCTCGTCTACAGCATCACAAAATCTTCCTATTTTATATAGTTGCCACTTATTAATAGTGTCACTATCTATATGAGTACCCATGCCATACCTAGAGCTTGTGAGTAAATCATATAAGATCCAAGCTGGGTTATCTGTCCATACTAATTCATTTCTAAAAGACCCATCCCAATCTCCTTTGTAAATTAACTTATCTTTTCTACTCGTATTATCGAAAAGTTCTTGATTGTTATAATATCTTTTATCTCTCCCTCTTTTTGTGGGGAAGTAATTACTCGGGACTTTGACTTTTTTTAATTTACAGTCAAAGCTTCTTCTAGGTATGTTACCAAAAGCTCTTGAATCTAATTTTGTTCCTACTATCGCAGAGTAAGGGTAAGGAAGATCAACTGGAATTATTTCTGTCACCTTTTTTACGGAGACTACTTTGGACAACAAAGCGGAGTTTGTTTCATAGGAAAGTTTACTAATTCTTACATACCTTTTTTCATTGCTATCTTGCTCTAAAGTCCCAGCTTCTATACCCACTTCACCATCAGCACTTAAAACTTCTTTATTTGTAATCTTAGATTGCGGCAATTCAAAAGGCTTAGATAAATAATTAAGGTTATCATCTGCGCCATTAAGTTGAATTACAAATTCTCTGCCACTTGAAGTTTTATAATCAGGATTTCCTAAATCAATTAAGGTATTTCCTTCGATAAGAGCTACTATACGATATGTGTATTCTTTATGTTTTTTTAAACCTCCATTTTCGCGTATAGCCCCCGTCTCTATTTTGATGTTTAGAACTGATGGGAATGTAGTGCCTATTTTTAAATCTTGATCGTCTTTATTTCTTCCCGTAAAGACATTATCTACATCTTTAATTAAAGTATCTTTTAAAGCTGATACGTCTAGGGTGACAAATACTTCGTCTACATTAGGATTATATATTGTATGAACAACAGGTATCTCTTGTTCATCAAAATTTGCGAATGAATTTGCTCCCCAACTTGAATAATTTCTTACCGTACCTCTAGCGTCTCGTCTTTCGTCATCACTACCCTCGTTTAAAGGCAAACCATCCACTAAATCTGTATTATAAAAATCTGCGGTTTCTCCTAAAACTCTGCTCCTATTTAACATCGAAGTGCCAATCTGAACCCTTTGAGGAGCATTTGACTGTTCATTCAGGGCGTTTGGGTTTCCTTCGGCTCTCGCAGTTCCGAAAGGTCCAAAAAGCTCTCTATCATACAGATGATCGATAAAAACTTTGTTAAAATATTTGAATGCGTCTTGTGACTCTTCTCCTTTTTTAAATTCAGCTAAAACATTACTATAATTGTACTTTAAATTAATAGCATTAAAATTATTTACAGTAGCATTTGTCTCTATAATTTGGTTTGTATCAAGAGTTTTTGCATATTTAAAAGAATTTAAATCACTTAGTGCTGCAATTACTTCTTTAGGTATTTTGTAAGTAAAAGATGCAGCGGCAGTTTGCCGTCTATTGCCAAATTCATCACCCAACGGATTGCTCATCTGACCATTGGCTATCGCTCTACTCCACCCCCCTCCGATTGGTTCTGTTAGAGGATCAAGTTCGATTGGGAATTCAAAAATCAAAAATCCATGCATAGTCCCAGTTAAAGTCCCATCAGAATTTATTTCAGGGCATGTTACATCTGTGACTCTCATATTCGCATTTTTCATTGCTGCGATTAAGTTGAAACCACTCTGTGTCCCAACTGGAAAAGTGGTCATACCAAACAATTGATTACCGTCTAAAATAGATTTATCTAAATCGCTATTTAAATCTTCTACTTTTACTATAATAACTCCCCCGTATTCTTCTGGATTTAAGTAATCTAAAATTAAATTGTTTACACTATCTCCAGTAAAATTTAAAGCTTCTAAAGCTTTTTCAGCTAATCTTTTTTGTAGTCTATTGCCTCCTTCTTGGTTATTATTAGAGAATAATTCGTAGATAGTATCTAACTCACTAGAAACTGCTTCATTAATTCTGGTTTCATTTTGAGAAAATGCTGCGTTTCTAGCTTCATTCTGTCCCCCCGCATTTCTCAACGCCCACCCCCCGAGTAACATTGAGGAGCTGGCGTAAGCGGGTTGAAAGGCAAAAATAAATTTAGATGAAGCTAAAGAGCTGTCTGCCCAGATAAGACTGTTAAGCGTCCCTATGGGTGTGTCTAAACCTCTGAAAGCTGCATTAGAATCACTATAGCCAGTTTGTTGTTCTCCATTTAAATACCATTGGAAAGTTTGATCTCCAGCGCTACCTCTGTATTTTACAAAACCTCTAATAAAGAGATCAATCTTATTATAAACTCGTATGCCACCTACAGTTGTGTGGCTTTGTCCTTCTTCTGTCAAATAAACCATAGCCACATCTGGATTAGAAGACGCTTCCTTATTGTCAACTCCTCCAGGAGTGCTAGATGGAAGAGCTGTTATTTTTCCATCAGAGCTACGTCTAGGAGCTTCTTTTAATTCTTGGAAAAACTCGCTACAAAATGCGACACCTTTAGTGCTATCCAACCCCATATTGAGAGTTTCTATAGTTTCTAGTTCTAAACTAGTTAACTCATCTCCAGTCGTATCGGATTCTGTAGTTACTGCTACAGCGGTATCATCTAAATAAATACCTTGTAACATTTCTAATCCATCTACAATTTTTCCATTTGCATTTACTATTCCCTCAATGGGTCCATCACTAATTAAATCTAAAGTTTCTGCATAACTAAATGAAGCGCCGTATTGCAATTCTCCCATCACAGGAGGTTTATAGATGGGAGGTTTAGGTTTTTTACTACCTTTGCCAGCGCCAGCGATGCTAAGTTTTTTTAGTAAGTGTTTCATTATATTAGAGGCCCACTTTATTTCCTACGAAAACAGGGTTTCCAACTCCTCCTAAAGATTCTTTTGGTGTTTGGTGTTGAGGAAATGATTTAATTGTAGCCTGAATTACTTGCGAGCCTACCTTTAATCTACCATATCCAATTGGAACTGGAGATCCTTGACTAGCTACGTTTACTGTATTAGAAAATATTAAAGAAGATTTGGAGCTATCTGCTTCAATTTCTAAAGCTTCTATTTCAGGTTTTGGGGTCAAGGCGTAAGAAACTGCTGCGAAAAATAATGCGCTTGCGATAGTAGCTAACAACTTACTTCCTCCTACGAGTGGTAAAAAAAATGCTGGTCCCGACCCAGCTATAGCAGGAACTAAATCTATAGTTTTAGGGTTTTTTATTCTAGAAATATGTTCTTCTTGAGTGACCCTTTCTTTATTGATTATAATATCATAACAGAATCCTTGTTTTTGTAATTCCACTAACCTTTGAATAAAACCACTTCTGTTACAATCTATAGCCTCTAATACATCTTTAGGGTTTGGTAGGCTCAATTTAAAATTATCGCCGTATTCCCGAGCCAAAATTCCATGTATGTATACTTGTGTCATGCTACTGCCTTAATCCTTTCTAGTATATTTACATCAGCTTCTATGGTTTTGGGCGTATAAATATTTATTTTTTTTGTGTTAAGGCTATAAATAAGAAAAGGTTGGCAACAATTGTCTGACATTTTAATGTCAAAATCTGATTCTGTTTCATCTCCTAGTATATGACTATGGAAAATAGCTACCATATCATAGGAATCTTTGAATAAAAGATAACTCAAAGGGTTGATTAAGAAATATGATTTAGGGTCTTCGGAATCATTATCTTCTAATTGAACGATAAATTCTCTACTTTCATGATCATACCCAAGAAAGCCACATATTTCCTTTGTGAAATGCTTATGGGCTATTTCTTTTATCTTATGGAGAGCTGAAACTTCCCCTTTACATTTGTGCGTTTCTGCCATAACTAAATCCATCAGTTCCTGGAAATCCACCAAATCTTGGTTGTTTAGGTGTTGGGTTGGGTAAAAGTGTTTGCGGTCCTTCTTCATAGGTTTCTTTAAAACCTTGGAATTCTCCGCTACCTGTTAAATGATATGGGCCGACAGTATGTATATCCAACATTCCTAAAGTAGAACCGCCGTCAACTATTCCCGTGCTAGCATCCCACCAAGCTACTAAACCATCTCCAGTCACTCCACTGTATGTTCCTGTGCATTCATAATACTCCCTTGGTGCAAAATCTAAAACATTTGTGACTTCATTTGGAGTTCTGACTCTTTTGTATAAGAAATCTATCTCTTCTTGATTAATAGCTCTGTTCCAAACAGCCCACGGTCCTATGCATCCGTTCATAGAAGTAGTGTAAGGGGTTGTAACACCTCCGTGTCTGGTATCGTAACCTATCCTTCCTGGGTAATATTCAACTGCTCCCAACATAAATGTTTGAGGTAATGCTGGCAAGGCGACAGGCATGTGAGATAGACTGGTTGTAGCTAATCTCTCTGCTAAACTGCCGAAGTTCCCAAGATTCCGTGATAAATTTTGGTTTTCCCGATCCAGTCCATGTCTAGCAAACCTAGTAGTATTATCAGCAGATTTACTGACACCGTTTACAAAGAATTTTATAAGTGTGTCTTGTTCTGCATCCTCACCATTAACAAAATTAGCTGTTCCTGTGCTGTTAGTTATCACATATTGAACCCATTCTCTTGAGTCTCCCCCATCTTGTTCTTCGTTAAGGGCGACATTTCTAAAAGCGTTCTTGTCGGCATTTGTGCTTGTACTACTAATTTTATAGCCTAAATAGTTAGCGGCAATTGTATTTGTTTTATCACCTCTTCTTTTTCTTGAGCTACTACCATCTTGTGTTTGTGTGGTTGTATTAGCATTGATGTTTAAGAATTGCATATTAGGCCAATTCTGATCATCTCTTGGTGTTGTGCTTAAGACCCCAGCACCTACAGGGCTGTTCGAGTTAACATTCACCCATCCCATAATTGTCCATGCTCCTGTGAAATGGCCAGTTAATCCTTGTTCTTTAGAATGGAACAATCCTGTATGAGCTGGAATCAAAGGATTATCTTCACTTGGCATACCAGATATCCTGACTCCACTAAAACCACTTTGTATATTTTGTGCAGATACAAAACTTACTAAGTCAATATCATTAAATCTTTTGCGACAAGCTGATAGTTTCTTAGTGCAACCATCTTTTTGCCAATATGTAGGATTACCTTCTGGAGATTGACCAGTGTTACCAGATACACAGACAAAAATTGTTTTTAAAGGTTGACCCTTATTATTAGGATCTTGGCTAGGCAAAAGAATCGTCGGGCTTTCAGTGACAGCTATATCTCCTTTTATGTATCCTTTTGTGGGGTTCCATATCGCATTTGGATCAGCCAAAAAATATGTTGGAGACGCAGCAGCGGCAGGGTCTGCATTTCCTTCTGGCCTATATCTAGGGACTACTGGTCCTCCAGTTGGGTCAAGGAACGCTTCGCCATCCGCTCTCTCTATAGGGATTCCAGCGTATCTGCACCCCTCTCCTCGATATTGCCAGTAACAGAACTTAGATACGATATTTCTATTATTGACTGAAAAATTCTCTAAATCTAATGGCGAGTTTAACTCAAATTCTGCGAATACCTTTGATTCTTGGGTTTTTCTACCCATCAACCATGTTTCATCTGTTAGCTCCGCTTTAGGGTCTGCTGAACCAAAAGGGTTTCCCCCTTCAAAGTTTACATCGTCTATAAATTTTATAGAGACTCTTTTTCTTACTATCTTGGCGTTCTTAAAATCATTGTAATTTTGCAGGAAATTGGTAATAATATTATTTTCATTGGCTACTTTTATTTTTGGTCTAGCTAATTTTCCATCCGCTAATATATCAAAACCCTCTGTTTCTATCGCTAATGGCAAATACTCAACACCTTGCCAAACAACTGATTTGTCGTAAACAGCGCCTCCGTGAAAACCTAAAAACAAAGTAGGCTTGTTAATTCTGTCAGGGAAAATCCTAAACAATTCTAATATGGCGGTTGGTTGTAGGTCTAATAGACTACTTGCTACTTTGTTTTTTCCTTCTGCCGCCATATTTTAAATTACACTTTATTATTATATAATATAAAAAAGAAGTGAAAATTACACAGGTAAAAGACCCTGCTGAAGTATGGCCATATTTTTATGAGTTTTGTGTAAAATCAAAGCCATATAGTTTTTGCAGTTTTAAATCTCCAAAATTAAGAAACTTAAAAATAAAAAGCATATTCGCAGAACTTTGCGATTGTCAGATCTATTCTTTAATAGGTGTAGAAGGGCCGATAGCTTACTATTTCATATCTGTAGAAGAAATAAACATACATTTACATTTTGCCTTTGCTATGAGCAGTAAAGCTGGTTTCTCTAATAAGAAATTTGGGTTGGGGGCATATGAATTATTGGATTCACTACAAACAAAATACAATAAAAACTATTCGAGGGGCGAAATAGCACGTATACACAATGTAGAGCCATTTAAAAAATGGATTGAAATATTTCAAAAACGAGTTATCTTTCTAGAAGACACAGAAAAAACATTAATTTGGTGTAAAAGAAATCGTATGAGTGTAATATTTAAAGTGGTAGGAGCTAATAAGACCACAGAGCATCTGATGGGTAAAAAATCAGAAATGGGTTTTGTGAGGAAAAACTCAAGAACAGTAATAAGAGAATTATTCTTTGATAATAAAAAATATCTTTTTGATGAAAAAAGTGTTGATTTCTTAGTTGACCGTGTTTTAATACACGGATACCTATCAGATGACAAAGAAAACGTAGGTAAAATAGCATTAGAATTCCAACCGCATAAATAAATGAAATCGAAACCTATCCTTTACAGGGTATACACAAAGAAGGGCGAGTATCATCATGGCTATAGTGCAGAGTTAAACGGATCTCGCGATTGGGCTATTGATTGCGCTAAAGCAGTTCGAGGTATTGTAAAAGAAGTCTATGATGGCGATATCACAGAAAAGCTTATTTTTGATTCTAATTACAAAGCTAAAAAGTAGTGTTTGCTATAATTAAATCTATTTTAAAATCTTTAGAATTATTTTTAAATATAAAAAATAATAAATTTTATTACGACTTACATAAAGAACATCAAAAAACAGAAGACCAAATTATCGATGAAATTGAAAAACTTAGGCAAACTGGCACTAATCATGACGCTGATAGGGCTGACCTCTTGCGCCAGCGACTCGCTGATGAACGTAAACAGTTTAAACATTTATCAGCCTTCTACTCTAAAACTGAAGCAGGGTCTTCCGATACAGACTAAAGAGGGTGTCTATACACCTCAAACTGATGAAACTTGGCATTCAGATGCGCGGTTTAGGCGCTTGGAAAGAGAGATTTACTCTGAAAAATAACTTTTGTCAAGTTTTTCTTGACTGAAATTAAAAAACTGTAATAATAAAAAACGTATATGAAAAAACTAGTAATTGGTCTTATGACTGTATTGGGCGCTGCTTTTAGTAGCGCGGGAACTGAAACTTCTTCTAATCTTACTCAAGGTATTGCTGTAGATATTGGAGTTTCTCATACTGAATTAACAAACACTAGGGGTCTGAAAGTAAGAGATGATGCATTTAATTATTCTCTTCTTCTCGGCACTTCGGTCGGAGGAGGATCTCTTTCTGCTGGTGTAGGTCTCTTCGAAACAGATGATGACACTGATTCACAGGTTGATGTCTCTTGGAGTAAAGGTGTTGATCTTTTGGGTCGAGCTTTCGATGCTAAAGTATCTTTTCAAAAGGTGGAAACTGATTTTGGTGACTGGGAGCAGGTTGGTTTGGGTTTAGCTTACTCTCATGAGTTAGCTGACGTAAGCACAACTGTTTGGCATGAGCTTGGATCAAGCGCTTCTTACGGTGTAGAACTTACTGTCTCACGCATCTTTGAAACTCCTGTCGCTAATCTTAGTGTCATTCCATTCATCACATCTAACTTCGCTAACTCTTATAATGCAGTAGAGGTTGGAACTGTCGTTGATTATGATTTTGGCAATGGGCTTTCAGTTGCAGCTAAAGCTACTTATAACCATAATGATGTAGACAACTCACCATACAGTCTTGATCATGATTGGAACTTTGGACTAGGATTTAAATACAAATTCTAATAACAGATTAAAAAAATTGTTATTAAAAGCCTCCCGAAAGGGGGGCTTTTTTTATATTCCGTGTAATTAATTAAACATGGAACCTGAAAAGTCTATTTTAAAAGAGTTTTTAAATGGGGGATGGTTAGTGCCTCTAGTCGGTGCGGCAGCTATGTTTGCTAGACTTTTGTCTGGTGATAATGGATTATCGATTAAACAACAATTAAAAAGAGTATTAACAGCAGCCATATCTGCTGGTATTGCTTGGTTTGTTTTAGAGCAAACAGATGTATCCTCTCTTACGAAAGCAGTTACTTATGGTATTATTGGTGTAATTAGCCCTGAAATAATTGCTGGAATTGTGCGTCTAGGAGAAAAATTCGCTAAAAACCCAGCGAAATTTATTAAAAGATGAGACCTAAATTTATAGTTTACTGTTTAGCTGCTATTTCCCTTTGCTTTGCTTGGAAAGGTTTAATTCTTACGGAGAATATCGAATCAACCTTAAAAGAAAATGCTAGGCAATCGGAGTCTTCTATTATGGAAATAGGGATGTGTTTCGATTGGTATGGAGTAATTATAGTCGATTCCGTAGTTAAAACTTCTCATGGAGTCATTACTCCTTTAGAAATGGTGGATGTTTTAGAAGAAGAAAGGGCTAATAAAGATAAACTTCTAAAAGATTATAAAAAAAATGTTACTTTTGAAGAAAAAGAATTCGCTCAATTTGTTTTTGATCAAGAAGAAAAAATAACTTTGTATGTAGATAAGTTAATTAAATGGGGTCAAGCTGGTGAGGTAGATAAAATTAAAGCTTCAGTTCCTGTAATGTATGAGATGACCGACCCCACGATTGACGCTATTAATCAAATAATGGATATAAAAATGTATTATAATGAAGCTCAATCTGAAATTTTAAATAATGAAATTTCGACTTATAGAGATTTTATGATCTTGGCTATCGTATTATGTGTTGTAATGTCGATATGTACTGGATTTAGTAGAAAATGTGCGTAATGAATTTTAAAGGTAAAAAAGAAGTTGTAAAAGCTGTTCAAAAACTCCTTGGTGTTTCTGCTGATGGTGTCGATGGGCCTGTAACTTGGAATGCTATATTAGCTCGAATATCCACTAAGAATGAAACAACTCCCAAAGGAGATATTGCAGAAAAAATGGTTTCTTTGGCGAGAGGAGAAATAGGTGTTTCAGAAGTAGATGGTAGCAATTGCGGTCCTAGAGTTGATCAATATAAAGCTGCTACTTGGTTAGATGCAGATAAAGGTTGGCCTTGGTGTGCCGCTTTTATTTGTTGGTTGGTCAGAGAAGCTATAGAAGGAGAAGATGTTTCTTTCAAACGTCCTAGAACTGCGGGGGCTTGGGACTTCGAAAATTGGGCTAAACAACAGGACGGCAAAGGGGTAGATCTCCGCAAGCCAAGCAATGAGGACATAAAAGCTGGTGACATTGTTGTTTTTTCATTCTCTCATATAGGTCTAGCTGTTAAAGATATCGACTCAAGTGGTTATGTAGTTACTATCGAAGGTAATACAAATGGAGCTGGAAGCAGGGAGGGTGGTTCTGTCTTAGAAAAGAAACGTCATGTTTCTAAAATAAGAAGTAGAATCAGAATAGTCCAGTAGACATATCCCTACCTTGCTGTATAATACTTGATGAATAAATTTAACATCGAGGTTAATAGGTATGACATTTTCAATTGGGTTGTCGGTAGTTCCGTCTTTGATCCTATCGAAAGATGTATTGATCCAACAAGGTATGAAACTTTCGATACCTTTATCTACGATAGTAAAACAAAAGAAAATGTTTTTCAAACAGAAGAATACGAAAAATTCTGTTCGGAAGTAACTAAACTAAAAAAATTATCTCGCAAAATGAAAAAAAGGGAGGTAGAAAGTCTTTGCGAAGAAATTTGTGAAATCGCACCACAATATGTTATATTAAATAATTAAAAAATGTTTTTTGGATTTATAAAAAAAATAATTAACTTACTTAAAAGTTACAAGAAAGCGGTTAACGAAGTCGTTTATCCAAGAGTCGGTATCGGTTCGACGAGCGTCGGTATCGGTTCGACGAGCGTCGGTATCGGTTCGACGAGCGTTGGCATCGGTTCGACGAGTGTCGGCATTGGTTCGACCAGCGTTGGTATCGGTTCGACTAGTCAGCCATTTTCCTTTGCTCTTCATTGTTCCAAACAAATTGATGACCTACTAAATGAGTCCATGAGTATGGAGGTCAACGGTAAGGTATACATCTCTCAAGATCATGCAACTTCTGGTTATATGAGAAACGAAGATTTATGGTGTGCAGACTTAGATATTACATGCTTGTCTCCGTGGAATAGTAGTGGGGGCCATAAGAAAGCAGGAACACTATTAACTCCAAGACACGTTATAGGAGCCGCTCACTACGAGTATTCTGTCGGGGCAGTAGTTAGGTTTGTAGAGAAGAATGGCACAGTGCATGACCGCACCGTGACAGGAAAAGCTAGACACCCCGACTATAAACCTCACTATCCAGACTTAACAATCTATACTTTGGACAGTGACCTGCCCTCCACGATAAAGCCTTGCTCTGTAATGCCTAGCAATTACAAGAGTTATTTAGATAATACATCTAAAATCAAGATACCTTGCCTTGGGTTGGACCAAGAAGAAAAGGCTCTCATCATAGATTGGAGTGCTGGTGGTCGAATGCGAACACCTACAGATTCTAAAAGACGTATTTTCCATGAGAACAAAATTGGAGGTGACAGTGGCAACCCTGCATTTTTAGTTTTTGACGGCGAGCTTGTGCTTGTGACTGTCTGGACATATGGCGGTGCAGGAGGTGGAACCCCTGTGGCAGATTATATTTCAGATATTAACGCTATGATTACGACCGCTGATATACAGGCGGGTGTATCAACAAACTATACGGTTACTGAAGCAGACTTTAATTCGATTAATAAATGATAACGTTACCTATCAAGAAAGAAATTTACGATTATAGTAAAAAATTAGTAGAAGAAAATAACTTCGGGCAAAGAGGCAAAGATGATGGGAGTCCCAAAGAACAATTTATTGGGATACTTTCCGAAAATATGGTGAGGCAATATTTAGAGCTACCTTTGATTGAGCCTAAAGGGTTTGATGGTGGTTATGATATAATGTATAAAGGACAGAAGGCTGATATAAAGTCTATGAATAGGACTGTAGATCCTAAACCTTTTTACATAAATAATGTTTTTGATGTGCAATTGAAACACAAATCAGAGGCTTACATTTTTACTTCTTTGAATACCAAAAAGAAAAACCTCTCTATCTGTGGTTGGGTTTCTAAAAAAGATTTTAAAAAGAGGGCATCTTTCTATCCTAAAGGGACGGTTCGCATGAGAGGTAGAGAGCCTTTCCCTTTGAGAGCAGATAATTGGGAGATAAAAAACGAAGACTTGAACGAATTTAGTTAAAAAATATATGAACATAACAATCGCAGGATATGGGTTTGTAGGTAAGGCTTACGAGAAATTAATTACTGATAATGATCAAGAGTGCGGTGTCACAATAAGTGACCCAGCGTTTCTCACATATAATAATGGGATACCTAGCGACACAGACGCAGTTGTTATTTGTGTCGCTACTCCCCAACAAGAGGACGGTTCTTGTTATATGGGGCATGTTAAAGATGTGATTAACGAGAGTCCAGATGTTCCCATCTTAATTAAAAGCACTATCTGTTTAGAAGGATGGCGAGAGTTAACGGATCTATTCCCTAATCACAATATAAGCTTTAGCCCAGAATTCTTAAGGCAGGATTCTTGGGAGCAAGATATTGATAGCATGAAGTCTATCCTTATTGGCGGTGAGGGGTTTGAGTTCTGGTCAAAAATATTTAGATTTCTAGAATGTGTAGAGTCTGATCCAGAATCGTTAATAATGACAAAATATGCTAAAAATAATTTTTTAGCACTAAAAGTCTCATTCTTTAATCAGCTCTATGATTTGTGCGATAAAATGAATATAGATTACGAAGAAGTTAGAAAGCATACAACTGCTGATAATCGTATAGGAGAAAGTCATTCATTTATTACAGATCAAAGAGGTTTTGGGGGTCATTGCTTTCCAAAAGATACTTCTGCATTAGTCAAAACTTCTGAAAAATACGGCAGTTTTTTGTCTATTATTGACTGTGCTAGGTCATACAATAATGAGATAAGAGAAAACTAATCACTTCATAATCATGCTTAATAGTGTAAATAATAGTATGGATATCATTCTTCAACTAGTTCAAGATAACCCTTGGTTTGGTGTAGTGACTGCTGGTATTGCTTTTGCGTCTGCAATCGCTGCTGCCACCCCAACTCCTAAAGAGGGGACGATTTGGTCCAAAATCTATTCTATAATTGATTGGGCTGCGTTAAATATCGGGAAAGCCAAGCAGAAATAGTCTACGGGTTATTTTTAGATTAATCTCTAGACACCCCCTTCCTTATGGGTAGGGGGTTTTGCTGTATATTTACTTGACTTAAATTAATTTAATGTTACAATACAACTCATGATATCTAATAAAGCTAAAGGCTTGTCTGGTTTAAGCCATGTGGCTCATACAAAAAAATTGATGGATGAGTCTGTGAGGAGGTATCACCACTCTTGTTTATCAGCGGGTTTATCTATTAAAAAGACAGGTAAGGCCCAAGATATCGGACATGTGGACTTTGTTGTAGAGGGCGAGACTGTAGATCTAAAAGGTTTAAAAAACTCTACAAGAGAAGGCAAAATACTCTTAGAATTTTTGAATGTAGCTGGCAAAACTGGTTGGTGCAATGAAAGTGGGACTCCAGTCTGGATCGCTTTTGATGTAGGAGCCTTCTTTTTGCATGTTAAAAACTCTGATTTATACCAGTTGGCAAAGAAAAAATGCGACTTAAGAGACACTGTAACAAAAGTAAATGAGTGTCTTTACAAAGGTTACAGGAGAAAAGGTAGGAAAGATTTGATGTCAATGGTGACTCTACAAGACATATTTATCGCAGATTGCGAACATTGGATTCTTCCGTATCAGGAATATGATCTACCTATAGAGAGTGTTTGAGGATGATTTAGATTCTTGAAAAAATCTATTGACACGACTCTAATTCTAAGTATAATTGACTCCATGCTACTATGGATATTTATTATTATCGCCTGGATAGCCTTTGTTCTATTTGTGTGCCGTTTTTTAGGACTTAATACACAACAAGAACGCTTTATTGAGGAGCAGCAAAGAAAAAAAGAAGAAAATAAATGAAAAAAAACCTATATGAAATGCTTCATAGCGAAGCTATTGCGGAGAGAAACAAGGCATTGCTTTCTCTTGATCTACTATCTGACCATGCCGTAGGCATTGGCGATCATTCTACAGACGATTACTGGAAGAATGCAAGGCAAGCTCTGGAACTTTTGGTTGATGCAGATGATCGTTTGGATTGTCTTCGCAGGTATTTTCCTGAAGAACATGCGTCGAATGTGAACGCATGAATGTAATACATGTCGAACATTACCATTAAAATCGACATGTCTAGACTTGAATCTTTTGTTTATTTAGCTTTTTTACTTTATTGTTTTTACATGCTGACTAATTATTTTATATGGAATTAGAGGAATTTAATTTATGCGAGGAGGCTATAAAGTTTGATGGCCTAGATGATTGCATCATTGGGACTGACCAAAGAGGGCTTCTTGTTTATTCTCATAAAAAAATGCTTGACTATTTTTCTAAGTCTGGCATGAATGTAGACGAAGCTGCTGAATACATTGAGTTCAATGTTGTTGGCATCAAACCTGATAATTACACAGTTGTTTATGAAATATGATTACGCAAAATTAGGATACGGTTTATTTAGCCTAGTGGCAGGATTGACAGTGGGTTTGCTTTTGGCAATATTTATTGGGATTTGTGCTTTTTTTAATTCCCTTGTTATATTTCCCTTGCAAATCTACAAGAAGTCTGTAGAAGCGCATCGGGCTAGAAGGTTAAAGAGAATTTTTGGTGTCTCTAAAGATTTTCAACGTGCTGACTTTCAAGTTCCCCCTCAAGAAGAATCTATTTGGGATAAACATATCCAAAGAATGGAACAAAAAAAGAACAACAATAATAATAACTAATGAAATCGTTTTACGAATTAAGTTTGTATGTCATAAAATGGGCAGAAGAGAGAGGTATTTTCAATGATGGAGATCCTTTGGCTCAATTAGATAAGACTCAAGAAGAGTTGAATGAAACAATAGAGGCAGTAAAGAATGATTTTCATGGCAATGATCATGCTGAAATAGCTGATGGTATTGGCGATATGCTTGTGACTATTATCATCGCTGCCAAAATGATGGATCTTGATCCTACCACTTGTCTGGAGCAAGCATACAACGAAATCAAAGACAGAACTGGCAAGATGGTCGATGGCAAGTTTGTAAAAGATGTCTAAGAAAGAGTTTTTAAAAGCTTTCACAGTAGGTATTCTATTCGGCCTTTTAGTATTTGTATTTGTCCAAATATTTTTATATTTTATTGAGGATCAAATAGATTATAATACTATAATAGAAGACACCGTTGAGGATAAATGCGAACAAGAAAAACTTAATTTACTGATTGAAGCATCTGAATACCCCGAAAGGTTCACAGACGAAGAAATAGTAGAATTACTAATAGACTAATGAAATACATATTACTATCCGCAGGAATTGCGACTGCCGCTACTTTAATTTATCTTAAAAAAGATAAAATTATTTTTAATGAAGAATTCGTTGTGACTTACAACAGACAAAAAGAAATTCCAGTAAAGGTCACTCTTACCAAGTATCAACTGGAGAAAATGCTAAACATGATCGATGAAGATAGTGGCTACGGTGGTCCTGCTGCACCCCAAGACAGTCTTACCTTTACATCTATAGCTAAGAGTAATAAGCATTCAAAAGAATATAATATTTCTTCTACGCATCTAGCGAGGAAGCCAATTGAATAACCTTATATATTTAGAATGCATGGAGAATCTGTCATTGTCGAACGTTCAATAAAATTTACACGTTCAACCCTATACAATAATAACAGAATCACATATGCTTATACAAATAATATAGATAATGATATAACTGTCGAAAATATTTTCAAAAAACATGATGTTGATGATAAATTGGTATTTATCTATAATGATTTGTTTAAATCAATGGATAAACTCGAAATAATTTATGGTATTGATAAAACTACATCTGTTTCGAAACTATATATTACATCTAAATTTAATGAGATGATATATGGTATGGAAAAACGTAAGGATAAATATTCAATTCGTCATTATGAATTCATCGAAAAGTTTAAAAAGTATGAATTAGACACTTTTATAGGACGCGATAAATCATCATTATTTTACACTTTATTCGATATAAAAGATGAAACAGGGGTATATGAAAAATATGATCAAACACATAGTTACATATTGAATTCGTATCATTTTCTTATTAATTCATATAAAATAAATGATTACAAATCCAAGATAAAATCATTATTGTCAAATTATAAATGTAATATTGAAAATATAGATAAATGGCTGAATACATACAAAAATCATTATATATATTGGATAGGAATTACTAAAAAAGACGATATAGAAGTTACCATATATTACCGAAAGGAAAAAGAAATTTAACTGGAATATTTAAAAAATGACAAATAAAGAACTACTACAACTCCACGATGACACTTGCAATGCTTGCAAGGCGATCATGAAACAAAAAAATAGCGATTACACTGGTGGCAAAGGCGCAACTGATGTGTTTGCTAATTTTAATGCATCTAAAATGCTAGGCATCCACCCAGTTCAAGGGTTGTTGTTGCGTGTGATTGATAAGATTCAAAGAATCCGCTCATTCACTAACGATAAAGAACTTTCTGTTCCAAATGAAACAGTAGAGGACGCTTGCGATGATATCGTAAATTACGCGATATTAGCTAAAGCGATGTTGATGGAAGAAAGATCCCAGATCGAACAACAAGTTTCCAAATTACCAACTGGTGAAGAAGAGATTCAAGCAGAGAAGCGTATGAATGTTATCGGGCAAAACGGTAACGAAGGTCTTCATTATAAGCAAACGTATGCTGTCGGAGAAGGAGATATGCCGTGAAAAATGTTTGGAGGTTGTGGGCAAAAGCATTAGGAGAAAAGCAGGGTAAAGACCATGAAGCTGATTGTGTAGCTTTTATCAGAACTCTAATTATTTTTCAGGCTATTGTCTGTAATTTATTTATTATAGCTAATATTATAAAGAATTGGTAATGAACGCTGAAGAAAAACTAGCTTTAATTAAGGAAGCATCAGAAAAAATCCGTCAGATTGACATAGATTCTAATAAAGAGAAAAAAAATATTTATAATTCTTTAAAAGAAGAAATAAATCCCAGTCCCACTTTAGAAACTTTTCTTTGGGATTGCGTTGTTCTTGGTTTAAGGTTCTACGAATACGATATCGAAAAGATATTGAAAGAAGATGTTTAAAATACTTACTACCTGTTACAATTGCGAAGCATTTATAAAAGAGTGCATCGAAAGTGTGTTAGCTCAAAATGAGAGTGAATGGGAGATGTATATTATAGAGGATGCAAGCACTGATAATACTGTAAAGGTAGCAAAAAAAGCATCCAATGGTGACTCAAGAATAAAAATCCTTAGTAACAAGAACAATAATGGATTAACATTTAATCAGACATTAAATTTTGTTCACCACGCCGAACCTAATGACGAAGATGTAATTATTATTTTAGATGGTGATGACTATTTCCTTCATCCAAACGTTCTATCGTATGTAAAAGAAATATACTCAAAAGGTTATTGGTTTACTTACGGTGGAATTACCCATTCTTCACGTTTTCGATGTCCAGAAGACTTTTATTCAGAAATAAATTGGTCTGTATCATTAAGGAATCAAACTTTTTGTTTAACACATTTGAGATCCTATAAATTTTTCTTATTAAAGAACATTAAAAATGTAGATTTAAGAGATAAAAACAATAACTTTTTTGAATATGGAGTCGATGTAGCTCTGTGTATACCAATGGTCGAAATGGCAGGGGAAAATAAATGTTTTTATGTTACAGACGGGCTTTATTACTACAGATTTCACGAAAATAACGTTCACAGCTCTGTGGTAAAAGAGGCAAAGAGAGCTGAATACATACAAAAAGATTTATCTTTCCGAACTCCATATACGAAAAAAACAAAACAACAATTGCTTGACTGGAAATGCGATTGGTCTATTATTTGAGCGACATGAACATATTCGCAGTAGATACCGACCCCAAGATAGCCGCGCAACAATTGTGCGATAAGCATGTAGTGAAAATGATTCTTGAATCAGCTCAAATGCTTTGCGCTGTCTTTCCCAAGGGAGATGCTCCATACAAACGAGCCTTCTACAACCACCCATGCACTAAATGGGCAAGAGAATCAGAAGAAAATTACGAATGGCTACTTTCTCACGCTTACGCTATGTGCCAAGAGTATACTAGACGCTATGGTAAGGTTCATAAATCTTTACAAGCTATCCATTGGTGTGGATGCAACTACCACAAATTAGATCTACCACGTATTGGTCTGACCAAGTTTGCTCAAGCAATGCCAGATGAATACAAAAACGAATGCTCTGTCACAGCTTATCGTTCTTATTACAACGGAGAAAAAGCTTACTTCGCTAAATGGAGCAAAAGAGAAATCCCTTCTTGGTTTGAAAGAGTCGTTTAATCATATATAATAATAAAATGATCTGGAATGAGATACTATGCCTCGGAGACTCTTTAACTTATGGAGCTAGAGATAGATACGGACGTTCTTATCCTGCTGAATTGGGTAAGATTTTATCGGAAGAAACTGAAGAGTTTTATATCTGTCATAATTATGGAATAAATGGAGAAACAAGCTCTGATTTACTTAGAAGATCTTGGAATATTATAAAGTCTAATAAAGATTGTAAAATATGTTTACTTCTTATAGGCACGAATGATACTAAAAAACCCACTCCACTTGACATTTATGAGGATAATTTAACACAAATCATCAAGTCTATTAAGGTTAATGGAATGATTCCTATCGTCGGGACTCTACCCGCTTTGACTTTTAGCCCTTACTACGCAAAAAATAGAAATTGGACTACAAAGTATAATAAAGTTATTGATAACTTGTCTAAACGTCTTGAATTTGATATCTGTTGTATGGACGATATGGAAAAATATTTGATTGACGGGGTTCATTTTACTCACGAAGGTTACAATGAGATGGCTAAGAGATGGTCGAAAAAGATTCTGTCATTAAAGTAGCAGTTGTAGGCAGCACACGTTTAACTCTTAAAGGTCTCGCAGCCTTAAGGGTTATGCCTTCTATTAGTTTAGAAGTTGTGCTTGGTCTAAATGAACAATCTCTTATCAAAAAAGTAAATTCTGTATCATTAGATCATTTTATTGATTCTTATGACTGTAAAAAAGCCCCGAAACTTATAAAGTCAGATGATTGGGATTTGTTTTACAAGATTTGCACTGACAAAAAAGTTGATTTAATTATCACATTAGGTGATTCGAGAATTATTCCTGAATACATTATAAATTCTTTTGATGTTATAGGCAATCATGGCGCTGTCCTCCCTGATGTGCAAGGAGGAGCATCATTAGTTTGGGGTAGGATGCTTAATATTGGCGAGTGGGGAGTGTCTATAATGGAAATAGACAAGAAGATAGATTCTGGTAGAATTCTAAAAGTAAAAAAATTTAATTACAATAGCAACTGCTCCGAGTTAGAATTTACCGAGAGGTGTGATGATTTAACAATAGAAGCTTTACGAGATGTTTTAGATGGAAATTACGTCCCTCAAGAAAATACTAAATGGGATGTAAAGATAAACAAACATACAGATAGCTTCCATGCTGTAAATATTTTGAACAATTCATTATCTAATGGGCTAAATGTATACATGCCACCAAGAACTCCTAAAGATTCTTTGATAAATAACGATTGGAGTGATGATTTTAAGAAGATTTTTAAAATATCTAATAATGCTCCTTATCCTAAATGGATAGACCCCCAGATCGAATGATTGTGAGCCAAATAAGTCCCAGATCGAATGATTTTTTTTCAAATAAAAGAATTAAAATTTTTAAAAAAGAATAAAAAAAAATTAAATTAAATTTTAAATCTTATCAAGATATTTTTTTTGCGTAATTAGTTAAAAGTTAGTTACGCATTTTTTTTGTGTTGTTGCGGTCGGCCTATCTAATTACATCCGATTAAAATCGTTGTAAGAATATTATATCAATTACATTTATGGGAAAAAAAAATAATTAAAATGCAAAAAAAGACTTGCGAAGGGTTTCGAGCCATGTATAATACCCACCATATGAGCGAAACACCAAAGAAAAGAGGACGCAAGAAAGGTTCTACTTCATTCACTAAGATCAGACTCAAAGACTTGTCTGATCGCTTGCGTAATGTAGGTATGACCAATCAAGCGACCATTGTAGTATCCAAGCGTTGGCTGGAAGATGTAATCGAAGCGCAAGAATCCTTGACAATCGATCCTGTCCCCGCTAAAGTAGAAGAAACAGAAGAGAGAATCGAATTTACCGTAAACACATTTGAGTAATGAGCAATACCACTGATATGTTTGATGGGCTGATTGGACAGGAGACACTTAAAAAGCGTCTCAAGTTTTACAGCAGAGCAAAGAAAGCTACAGGAACGCTTCCTTTTATTCTTTTTAACGGAGCCAAGGGACTAGGTAAGACAGAGTTCGCAAAAGCTTTTGCCCAGTCTCTTAAGAAACCAATGATCGAAATCAACTGTTCTACCATTCGAAATGCGGAGCAGTTCTTTGAGCAAGTTTTTATTCCTGCTATTTTAGATAAGGACGTTACCATTCTTTTGGATGAGTGTCACGCACTACCGAAAGATCTGGAGATGGCATTCCTTACAATATTTAACGTAGAGGGAGCAAAGACAAAGAGATTTGAGTTCGGTGAATCCACATTGTTCTTCGAGTTCGAGCGTCAGACTTTCCTGTTCGCTACTACAGAGCTTGATAAACTCTTCCCTCCGTTTAAAGATCGCCTTACTCAACTTGATTTCGAGCCTTACAGTGCAGAGCAGTTGGGTGGCATACTGCAAAGAAAATTAGACTGGATTAAGTTCGAGGATAATGTTCTTAAAGAGATCTGCCAGACGGTTCGAAGTAATGCGAGATCTGCTATCAAGAGAGCATTGGAGATCAGCGCATGGGCTGAAGTCAATAACAAATCTCGATTTGGCAAAAAAGAGTGGAATAATTTATGTGACATGCTAGGCATTATGCCATATGGTATCAATAACACCGAGTTGCAGGTGATGCGGATCTTGAAAGATCGAGGAGCTTGCACCTTGCAGATGTTGTCTGCTGTTACTGGTATGTCTAGGACTGCATTACAAAAAGATTCAGAGGTATTTCTCTTGAAGAATGGGTTTATGAAAATCGATGGCAAGAGAGAGATCACAGGTAAAGGAGTTAAAGCATTAGAAAAGATAGGGTAATGGCACAAAGAAAAAAGATTTACAAGCCCCCTTCCACAATAAATGTGGGAGGGATGAAGTTCAAAGTTGTATTCAAAGAGATGGATGATTTCGGGCAAATGGATTTTGACAAGAGGGTTATTATGATCAGAAAAGGTCTTAGTCCAGAGGAGCAGTTAGATACTTTGATTCATGAAGCTCATCATGCAGCTTTAGGAGTTGGCGGGTTATCTAACATTCTCGATTGCGATAATACAGAAGAGGCTTTAGTAAGAATTGTGGATTATATGGTTATTCCACTTGTCAAAGCAGAATACAAGAGGTATATTAACGGCAAATGAAATGGTATACAGTAAAAGTCACCGTAACTCAAGATGTTCGAGTGATAGCAGGAAACAATACAGATGCTTGCAACAGAGCAGAAAGCCTAGTCCTTACAGAATTATTGGGGACAGAAGACCAGATATTAGCAGATAGTAACATAAAAACAGAAAATGCAGAGGAGCAAGATAATTACAGTCACAGATAAGATAGGACATGCTTCAACCGTTTGTTGGTTGGGGGATGATAAATTTTCAGAAGACATCAAAGACTTCGATCACGACAAAGTAGAAGATTTAGATTTAGTTGCTATGGATGGCACTATCTCTTATTACTTCGAGAAAGCAGAGTTATCAGAAGACACAGATTTAGTAGGAAAGACTTGGGATGGCAGCGACAACCCAGATCATGAGATAGAGACAGTAACATCAGTTTACGAGATTAATTAACAGCAAACCAAAAACATGAAAGCAACCATAAACATAACAGACACCATGCTCAACAAGAGTATCATAGACGCAAACAAATCAGTTTGTGAACTAGCCAAGCAATTCTCTTTTGATTATTCAGAAGCTGAATGCGGAGAAAAACATCTTGTATCTGGTAAGTATCCAGATGGGACAGAAGCAAAGGTGACCTTCTATAAGGCTAAGACCAGAGGAGATAAGAGAATCTCTATTACCAAGCTAAAGCACCAAGCAGAAGCAGGAGATACAGTAACACTCAAAAAGAATCGGGGCAAGATTATCATTCTTATTAATGATTAATTCAGATGCTATGATGGTAGAAGAACTATACGATGTAAAGATATTGGAGATGGCTAGAATAGCTTGTGCTTCAATACCAGAAGACCTGTGTGAGCAGATGGATTTGTCTGATGATTTCTTTGTTGAGATTAGAGAATATATTCAAGAACAACTCAATGAGTGAGTATCTATCCCCCGATGAGCTTATCAGAGAGCTTCTGAACGTCCTGTCATCTGCTGAAGCAGATCTCATAGCACTACGTCAGGTAGACAACTCTGGTAGAACCACAGAGACTCTAGGAGAGATATACAGAGTAAAAGAGATAGTAGAATACAATAACCAATTCTCTAAAGCGAAGAATATAGATTTATTCAATGACCGTTTGTAATTATAAAAACACCTTTTCTTTTACGCATTTACAATTACCAAGAGGATAAGATACTTATAGGGGAGAATATAAAAGAATATACTGTAACCATAAGGATTTGTCTTTATTAGCAGGATAGCTTACAACCTACCCTTTTTAATTAATTAAATAACATTTTTATTATTTTTAAATAGTTTATGGAAGACGGAACCCCTTGGGGAACTATTATTCTCTTTTTTTCTTTTGTTTTACTTGCTTATAGTAGGGGAGAAAAGACATCACATAGAGACGAAGAGATTGACGATTACTGGTCTGATGGTTAGGATATGAGACCACTCTAGGGTGCGTAGTCCAACTGGCAGAGACAACGGACTTAAAATCCGTCCAGTGTGGGTTCGAATCCCACCGCACCTAGATCGTCCAGATCAATCCAAATAATCTAAATAAACATAATGGGAGTGTAGCTCAACGGTTAGAGCAGGGGACTCATAATCCCTTGGTTGCGGGTTCGAATCCCGCCGCTCCCACCAACCCCCAGATCGTGGGATCGAACGTAAATAACTAAATAATCGCAGGTCGTAGCATATTACGCTTAATAATAATGTTGATGCGCCCATAGCTCAACTGGATAGAGCATCGCACTTCTAATGCGAGGGTTTCAGGTTCGAGTCCTGATGGGTGCGCCACTGCGGAATTTAATTTAATTTTTTTTATTTTAATTACTTGACCCCACCGTAGGTGGGGAGTATAGTTTCCGCATGACTGAAACACAAGAGTATCCACTGCCGACAGTTCACCTTAACGGCACACCAAAAGAATCTTTATTGCAGGGTAATGTTAAAATACTATCTGCTATTAATGAATTAAGGGAAGCCATTGGTTCTTGTCAATTCCACGGCAGAGATTATTACGTTCAAGATCATAATGTTGGGATAGACACCTCATATGTAAGAGCAAGAGCAGAGAGGGATAAGCATCTGGATAATATAGCCGACTTCGAGCAATATATTGAGAAGCACATCGAACACATCGTCACCCAGTGATAGAGACCTTATTACTGCTAATATTATTGTTTATACAGACCCTAAGAAAATGGACTTAATTAAATTACACCAAGTAAAACTCTTCGCATTAGAGAAGATGGAGGAATGGTGCTTAACAGGAATAGGTTGGAAATTTGTATGGGACACTAGAGCTGTTCGAAGATACGGGCAGTGCCGATATGGAAGTAAGGAGATCGGCATTACCAAGAAACTTGCGAACATTAATACTCTTGAGGAAACAAAAGATGTTGTTCTTCATGAGATTGCCCATGCATTGACAGGCCCAGGGCATGGACACGACGCTGTGTGGAAGCGGATGTGTGTAAAGGTGGGCGCACGACCCGAACGTTGTTATGCATCAGAAGATAATGGTGGCACAGTAAAGACAATCAAGGGTAAATGGAAACTCATTAATAAAGAAACAGGTGAGGTCTATCGATACTATCACCGCCGACCTAAAAGGCAGAATTGGGATTGTATTTCTTTAAGAGGCAGAAAGAAAGAAACATATGGTAAGTTGCAGGTCGTGAGATCTTGACTAAATAACTATAAGGCCAGATCAAATAAGATCAAATAAA